CGCAATTAGTGAAGAAGAGAAACGTCGAACTGCCGGTTCTGTTGGGGCGTTCTAACTTAAGAGGAACGCAAGGATGGAAATGATGGGTGGTATGTTCGGTGCTGCCGGTAGTATTGCCGGTGCGTTCATTGCTGCCGATGCTCAAAAGTATTCAGCGAATACGAATTGGGCAATCGCCTTAATGAACTATTATGCTCGTGAGAGAGAGCGCACACAAGCTAAGTATGAAGCTCAGAGAGTAGAACGCAAACAAGACCTCGGTATGACTGATATCGAGGGGACACAGACGAAGTTCATACCAGGAGAAGGATGGGTAACTACAGCAGCACCCGCTAAGAAAGCATTGATGGGTCGTCAAGATGCTGAACAGATGGCCCGTCTCGGTCATGATGCTCAGATAAGACGACAACAGCTAGACGCCAATGCGACAATGCAGGCGGGAGAGCGAGATAAAGCCAATGCATTAATGGGAGAGATGCGTCGGTCGAGTACACCTTCAGCTACTGAACTCAGTAACATACTCTATAATGCCTCTACTTCAGGAATCAATCAGGGCTTCAGAGACACTGCACAAATAGGGGCGAGACAGGCATTAAGGACTGGCGCTAATCCCGATAGAGTGATGGGCGAAATCGGCAAGGCACAAGGACAAGCATTAGGTAATGCTAAAGCGCAGGCACTCCTACAAGGAATGCAGATGGCTCCGCAACTTGAAGCGGAAGATAAGAAAATGAAGGCTAATCTATATAATCTCTTCGCTACTCGTGCTTCTGCGATGCCTGATGTTAGTTTCTCTCCTCAAGCTATCGATAGTAGTGCAACAGCACAAGCAATGCGTGGTGGCGCAGGCAGTGGAGAGTTGGCAGTTAAAGCTGCAATGATGGAAGGAGGACGACTCCCGTATCTTCCTCCCAATTATGGTCTCGCTAATGCTATTGGTGCTACTGGTACATCGCTACAAGGACTTACTAAAAACATGAACCAAGGTGGTCAGTTCAGTCAAGACCCCTCCTATAATTTATGGAATAGCATCAAAGATACATATCGCGGCAACTTTGGTTCATTCTAAGGAGTTCTCTAATGGCTGATAGTTCATTCGATCCACTTGGACTCGTCAAGGCAATGGGTCCGCAACGTGATCCCTATTCGTGGGCGGAACTGTACGCAGCGGATGCTTCTAAAGGTGAGCATCTTAGAGAACAATTTAAGAATAATTTACTCCTCCAAGAGATGCAGAGAGCGGAGAGAGCTAAAGAGGGTGCGCTTACGAGAGCGAGTCACGAGAAGATTGCAGGAGCGGGTCAGACTGGCGCGATGGAGAGACTTATGAAAGCTGCGGAATTAGGGAGATTTGGAAGTCGTGCAGCTAATAAGCCTAATATTATATTCCCATCGGAGTCGATGGATGCTAAAGACTTCAATACATCTAAGGCACTCAGGAGAGTTGATCCGAAGAAATATACACTAATTAATGCAGGTGGACATGACTATCATATACCAAATGAGAAAATCCAAGAATTCATAAAGAATAATCCGGGTGGAGGAATAGCAATCAGAGGACCAAGTGCTACAACTCCAGCTACTCCTGTTGAACCTGCTGCTGCCACTCCTGCTGCTCCTCTGTCTCGTAGTGAATATGAAGAATTCGGACTTGACTAATGGCCGATCAACGTAAGGTAATCATTACTGATAAAGAAGGGAAGGATACGGGAGAGGCGTATCTCCCTGATGAAGGTTATCCGAAGTGGGCACTCAGACAAGCGGCTATAGGATTAGGTGAAACACCGGGAACGTTTGCTACGTTAGGTGGGTTAGCGAAGGCTGGCTATGACTACTTGACTGCACCGAGTGGTGACGAACGTAAGTTTGGAGAACATCTCTTTGATCCAGAAGGTGGTCTAGAGAAGCTTAAACAATATAATACTGGCGTCGTTCAGAGTCTCCGTGAAGCGCATCCTGAAGCAGATGATAAGGAAATACAAGATCGATTTGAGAAGGTGACGAAACATAGTAAGAAGTATTTCGAAGAGACGACTCCATTTTATAGAAGCGGAATGGCTTTCGGTAGAAGGTGGGGTCAAGGAACGAGTGAGTTCTTCGGTGATCCTCGACTTCCTACTGAAAGAACACAAAGTGATCAAGTGATGAACGTTGTTGGTGGTTCGGCACCATTGCCTGGTTATTCTAAAATAGTAGGAGCAACAGGTAGTGTTGGTGCGAAGGTAGCGGGAGCAGTAGCAGCTAATAGGGCATTAAGATATGGACTCAACACAGTTGAAGCACTCACACCAGCTACTCTTGTTCCCGAAGGTGCCAGTGTTGCAGGAAGAGTCGCAGCAAACATCGGAGTCGGTGTTGGAGTTAATCAGGGAGCTAGGGCATACGCGGGTGAGCCTGCCTTTGTCACCGCTCCAATCGAAACGTCTAAAAGCTTCTTTACAAAGGATGACGGAAGTGCAGATATCGCGGCTATCGGCACGGCAGGCGCAGTCGCTGCGGTCATTGCAGGAAAAGCTTATAAAGGATTAACTAAAGTACGCGCAGAACCTGTTGCCGGTGGACCAGCTAGAGAAGCAATGGAAGCGGCAGCACGCCCTGAGCCTAACTTAACAGCATCCAGTTTAGGTAGCGATATCGCACCTATTGTGAAGTCGGCTAAGGCAGCAGGATTAGGTGAAGAAGATTTACAGAAGCTATACGATATACAACAACGTTTCTCTGGCCCAATGGCTAAGAGCGATCACGAGTTGTGGTTAGCAGAGAAGGTATCACCTATAACCGAACGCTTCGTTAGAGAAGATCCAAAGTTTCAATCTACATTCACGCAACATATCGCTGATCGTTCTCGTGTCTATGGAGATGTGAAAGCGATTAAAGATATCGATGAGGAGTTGGCGGGTTTACAAACTGCTTATCAGGCGCAACGAGGTGCTACAGCGAAAGGTGGAATTCCGTCACAGGCACAAACACAGAAGGCAGCAGATACTCTAGATAGAATAAAGGAGCTAACACAAGAGCGACAGATACGGGCTAAAGACGCTGATCCTAATCTTCGGTCATCTATGATTGACGAAAGCTTTACGGATATAAAGGCTCGACTGAAACAGTCATCCGCTGATCCACGTATAAAAGAAGCTGAGAAGCAACTGCTTAAATTATATGATGATGTAGTAGATGTACCATTAAGTAGAGGAGTAATTAATCAAGCTACTGCTGATCGAATGAAACAGGAATTAAGGAGAGGTAATTATACACTGAGTGAGAATCCTCTCGCTAATAAGGGATGGCTTGAGAGAACGAAATCTAAGTGGCTTAAGTGGAATGAAGATCATCTTATCTATTCACATAGCGATGGAGCACTCGCACTCTATCGTGGAGTTAATAATGAACGTACTAGGAAGGGCTACCTGACAACCGATCCAGCTACTGGTAAAGAAGTCGTTAAGTATGTAAACAAACAACCTGACTGGGTGCCACAACCGCGTACTAATAACCCAACTAATCCATTCGCTGAACTCGCACACATGTCTCTTCGTCATAGACAAGCTGCCGCAGCCAATGTAATGATGAAAGAGTACTTCACAGCAATGAAGAATAGCCCCGGTAATGCAAATAATAGATTAGTGAGGATGGAGAGAATACCTGAGAACCTAGTCCCTGCTCGCATTAATGAAGTCATCGCTAACTTGGAGAAGAAGACTGGTCCATATGCCAATGCATTCTATGATGGGGGCGACTTAGTTGTAGCATCTCACAATAGTAAATTGATACGTGATCTATTTAAGTTTACCCCAGCTACCGTAGTCCCTCTCTTCAACAACTCACGTAAATTATTCCAATCGTCTGTAACTGGTGCAGCTAATCCGTTCTGGGCGCTTATCGGTATGCCTTGGGACGTAATGATGGGGTCAGCGTTCCGTAATCCACAGATGGCATTCGGTCCTATTAGCGGTCTAGCACATCAAGCATTCGGTCGTGGTAGTAGATTAGCTCGCTATATAAGTGCGGCAGCTACTCCTGCTGATATGGTGGCTAACTTCATCAAGATGCCCCTCGTTGCGTCTAAAGCTATAATCACTGAGACAGTAGGTAATCAACTAGCGAAGAGATGGGAGGCTCAACTCGCTACGAATAGTGGTGTGATTAGTCAGATTGCCAAGTTGCCCGGTGGACAAGGTATTGTTGAAGGTGCAGTTAGAGCTATGTCGAAAGCCTATGATGCATCGTGGACTCATTTGACTAAAGCTTATAAAGTTGGTCACGTCTCTAACTATAGTGATGAGATCATTGACCACATGAAAACACTCGACAAACTCGGTAAGAATTATCCGATGTATAAGAGTGCATTCAATTCCTATAAGGCAGTCTTGTCAGTCTTACATGATGTACCTAAGCAAATGTTCCTCTCTCAGAATATCAAGATGTATAAGAGAGAACTAGCTAAGGGTAAACAACTAGCGAAATATGTAAATGAAGACTTCATTGCTAACGAAGCTAGAATGATCGGTGGCGATCTAGCAAGGACTAGTGCTAATAAGTATGTACAAGGAGCAATGTCCGTCATTCCTTATGGCAATGTGGCACTACAATCGGCTCGCTATACTGCTCATCGTGTTAGGGCGAATGGCATAGAGGGTGCTGCTAGACTAGGTGCATTAGGTGTCGCTACAGGTTGGGCATACCATTACGTGGCGAGTGATCCAAAGACAGCAGACTGGTACTTCAATCAACTGCCACAAGAGCAACGTCTACAATCTCTACCTATTCCTAACTTCATTAGACATGCACGTAGAATGATGGGAGAAGACATACCGTATGATGATCCATCTAAGGAATTCATTCTATTGAGAATGCCTCCGGAGATGCTACCGTTCGTCGTACCAGTAATGCATGGGATGATGGCACTCGGTTTGATCAATACGGGAAATGTACAGGTGCCTCCTACAATCGAGAAGGATATAGGAGGAATGGTAGATCAGCTATTCGGTCTAAGTCTTCCTCCTATTGCATCGGCAACTGCTGCTGCATTTGGACAGAAGGTCGAACCATCGAAGATGATACACGGAGAGTCCCCCTTTAGAGAGATTAGAGACATTACCTTCGGAGGTATTAACAAAGATAAGATGTCTCCTCAATCGCGTATACCACATGCATGGCATGATGTATTTAACGCGATGTTCGGCAGTGTCGCCGGCACATTACTCGAAGCAGGTAACTATGGCGACATCATATACCGATCGCGAGGAGGTGACTTTGGGAAAGCCGTTGCTGAAGGTACGAAGAAATTCGCAGTAGAACGCGCAGCTCGTGTTCCTTATACACAAGCTATCCATGATCTACCGGGTGCTAATCATATATGGCCAGATGTTAATAGACGCTACATCTATACGCCACCTACACAAGACTATCAGGAGAAGATGAACACTCTACGCAAAGTGAATTCGCAATGGGGCGCTGAACTTGGTTTGAGACTGGGCCTTAGTGATAGAGGAGGAGTTAACACTACTGATATTGTGGGAGCGGAGACTGGTAACGCGGGCGCTCCCGTTGCTGATCCTGATGTACAAGGTATTATTGCTGAAGTACATCTACAATTCTTCCAAGGACCAATCTTAATGTTGCAGAAGGAACGAACACAGGAAAGAAAGATACATGAGGCGTTGACTATCGGCCCGCATACCGGACAACCTGAAGCGCCACTCGCACGTTTCAAAAGAGCACAAGAACAGGCGAAGAAGGTTAGCGATCTTGATCGGGAACTATATAATCTATTTCAAGATTCATGGAAGGAGATAAAGACGGGTCCGAATGGGAAAGCGTTTGAGGCGAAGTATGGTCCTCTAACGCCAGAGAACCTATTAAAGGTTGCTCAGGGGTCGGCTCGAGAGGGAGGGACGAAACCTCCTCAGCAGTAGACTGCATACCACTCCTTAACTGTATCTCTTTCCAAGTCTGCGGATGTAGGATCTTCGTTGTAGCTACGAAGTACTTCGCAGGTCTCCCTTGTCTCTTAGGTGGAGGCACGATGTACTGACGGACAGCCCCAATGTCCGTCAGCACTTCCATTATTCCGTTAAATTCATTAGTGCCTAGTTGTCGTTTACATTGGACGAAGAGTTCCCAGCTTTTAATTCCACTGAGGCCGCGTTTGAGGAGGATTTCACGTATTTTATCAAGCCCGTTTGTAAGTTTAAGATCAAATATCGTCTCTCTGAATATACGATGACCAGACTTCTTTGCCCTTGATATAGCATAAAGCGCCAGTTCGATTTCACTAAGCCCAATTGAGGATCGGAGTTGACTAAGAGCGAGCGTCCCGGCAAGTCGAAGAATGTGGCTATCTTCTCTGCTTTCAAAGCTGCGGAGATAAGTCTCAGCAGAATACGGTCGAGTCCTGTACCATTTCTCAAGGAATGCTTTCGCTTCTTCATTAGGTTGGATAGTTCCCAACTTGGTAGCATGATCGCGTATTGCACATAGATACTCCTTCGCTGCTTCAAAATTAGGTTTCTCGAGATCAGTAGGCCAGAAGATTAATTTCTTACGATACTCAGAGTTGACGAAGATGACTCTTGATGTAAAACCTCCTTCAATGACGTCCGGGTTGATAGCTCTAACCAACCAACTTGGTGTACTCCCCGCGATGAAAGTGATGAAAGGATTAAGGAGAGGTAGCGCACCGTAGTTAAGGCTTCCTCCTCCCTCCCTTTTAACTGGACAATCGTAAAGATCAGTGAGCATGATGGGCATACCCATCGCGTAGCCTTCACGTCCGAAGAAGGTGACAAGCTCGGATAGATTAATGACGACATGGCTCCTCCCATATATGCCACTTTGTGCTGACATTATATCCCATAGCTTCTCTGGTGTAGTCTTATTCTGTATAAGTACACCAGGATTAGGTAGACAGTTATCTACCATCTCCTTAGCGAAGTTGATCACAGTAGACTTACGTGTCATACCGCTCTCAGCGCATATGATTATGTACCAATTGAAGTGAATAGGTGCTCGTGGACGGTCGATGAAGCAGCTACGACCTATTACAGCACCAACCGTCCACACCGCGGCCCAAAAGTCATACTCACTCGGCGTCTCCTGATCTCTAAGTAGAGACATGAAGAGTTCGATGTAGCTGTCTTTCGGACCACGGATGAGCATTACTTACGTCCACCAATCGTATGTGACTTAGCCTTTTCCTCTTCCTCCTTAACTTGACGACCACTCTTATACTCAGCTTCGTGTTCAGCTTTGTTCGCTATTGATGCTGCTTTATGTTGTGCTTCTAGTTCTTTGGCGTCTGCATCGGGTGGTGGCGGATCAGGTTCAAACGGATTTACAGGACGTGAGCCATCTGGAGGGATAGTGAGAAACGCCTTCATCTCATCATCCTTCTTCTTCTGTACAGCAGCTTCAGCTTCTGCCGCCTTATCTTTCGGTGTCTGTGTTTCAGCCTGTTTTCCGAACATCACTATCTCCTAGTTGTTTCCTCGTTTCAATTACATCACTAAGCTTCTTCTCAAGTACAGTTGCAATTAGACCCACACACATCAGTACATCGTGACACTCACCAAGGATCTTTTCGACAGCAAGTTCATATATAAGTACACCTTTACTCTCATAGTCACCCCTAACGATAGCTGCTACTTCTTTAGCAACTTGTCCCGTTCTACCCGCCAATTGTAGTGTTACATATTCAAGTCCCTTGTCAGATGGGTAGACTTCATTAATGCGTCTCTGAAAATCATCGAAGTCATTCATAGCTTCACCTTCTTTATATTACTCCATCTATGTTTCCCTACTTCATCAGCTACACTTATACCCATATCAGCAGGGATAATTAACGGTTCACCTCTGACTACGATAGGTTGTTCAGCATACTTCTTCATAATCTGTAGACACTTCTCCGCCCTCTCAACTCTAACGAGACCGACAAGTGCATCATGGACGTTGAGACATATTCTTTCCTTTTGACGGTCCCATTTATCATCTTCGTGACTTTGATAAATCACTTGACTAACCTTATCTCCAATCGTACTCTGAGGTTTGAAGGCGACAATACTTTCGAGTGACTCTTCGGTTAGGCGCTCCATGACATAGAGGCGGCGGCCGAAAGCATTATACAGCATACGGGTGGAACGTACCTCCTTCTCTAGCGTTCCCCACCACCTACGAAGCTCAGGAGTGAGTCGATGGTACATGACGTAGCTTTCCTGCGCGCGGCTAAGGGGCAACCCTGTAGTCTCGGCAAGGCGGTCTGCGGCCATCCGGTAGTTAAGCCCATGTCTGCACCTCTTCGCAATGTACCTGATAGTCTTCTCCCCTCTGCCATCTTCGTCAGTCAAGGGAACATCTTCGTAAGGCACCTTGAACATCTCACTAGCAAGTGCTCTATGACAATCATAGCTTCCATCTAACCTTGCTTTTTCAAATTGTTCTTTCCACTTAACAATGCCAGCATCCCAAGCTACATATCTCGCTTCTGCTTGACTAAGATCAAAGTAAATGAACACATAACCTTGATCAGCTATAAACATCCTTCTAGCTTTAGTTGGTTGGTTTTGTAAGTTGGCCCCAGTACCGAGTAGTGTTTGCGCACTGCTTAGTCGTCCTGGGGCCGCTTGCGTTCCCGTTTGTCTCCATTCGCATCTTATCCTTCCATCTACATCTATATCACTCTCAGCATAAGTACTTAGGAACTTGAACTCTTTGGCCCATTCGTCATGGAGTCTGAGTACAGTTCGTGCGTCTTCAGAAGTTCTAGGATGTTGGCGCATTCTCTCTCTATTTGCTGCATCCGTTGATGTACCTCTGCCAACAAGTCTAAGTTTATTAAAGTAGAGTTCCGAACGATCTCTAGTCGAACTCGGATTAGGCTTAAATATGTCGTCGCCAGTCGCACGCGCAACCGCTCTGTGGAACTCTTGTAATAGCCTCGCAACGGTTTCTCTAGCTTCGTATCTGAACTTATCCTTCTCTTCGTCATCAATTAGTACTCCTCCTACTGTCATCGTTACTAGATGTTGCTGCAATTTCATTATATGTGTAAAGAAGAAGTTATCCATCTTCTGATCTTTAAGTTCATCTAACAATCGTTCCTGTACCGCAAGAGTAATGCAAACGTCCTTAACATTGTATTGCCAAAAAAGGTCGATGTCACCCTTATCTTTCCATTCGGCTCTCTCGTCTTTATAGTACGGATGCGTTGTATACTGCGTACAAAGGTATCCCAGATCGTGGGGGATACTGGGATACAGACAGTGGTGTGCCAACATGGTATCAAACCACGCACTATGGACTCTGATTTTATCTTTAATCCAGAGCCAATACATATCGAAGTTTGCGTTTTGGGCGACGAAGCGGAGTCTTGTATCGGCGAACATTTTCTGCAACCGCATTCGCAAATCAAGCTCTTCGTCGATAGAAAAGTAATCTTCGCCACGGATTCCTCTAAAGGGAATACAAGTCCCAAAATGGCTATCGTCGGATAAGCCGATGCAAGCTGTTTCTCCACCTCCTGTTTCGATATCAAAGCTGATTGGTTTCTTAGTCTGGGAGTAGTACTCAATCCTTTCCTTCGCGTGTTTGTACTCATAGCATATTTCACCTTTAATCTCATAAGGTTGCCACTTCCCACTCATTACTTTGGGGAGTTTCGCAACGTCCATTATAAAAGAGATCTCGGTCTTCGGCTCTCTAAGTACAGCAGCGGGATTGTTAGCTACAACAGCCTTATAAGTACGTGGTTGACTGGTTGCGAGTGAGAACATTTCAAAATCGAGTACGCTTCCTCTCCACTTAGTGATACCTTTTCGACCGCATAAAGCATCGAGGGCAAAGTTTCCGAGTAAGAGCACATATCGCAAGTTAGGGAGACAAGCGAGTTCCCACTTGAGTAATCCGATCCAATGATCGTATTCAACTTTAGGTAATTGCACCTTATCGGCATCCAATCCTCCAAATGTTAGCTGTCTCTTCACTACATTCGTTATATAGAAGTTCGTTCTATGTAAGTTATATTTCTTCAACGTTGACCAGAGCAAGGCCCCGCTGCCTCCTACCAGCGGGACTTTGAGTTGAACTTCCCTACTACCCGGAGCTTCTGCTACAATTGCAACTTCACTATTAAATGTGCCATCAGGACCGCAATCAACTTTCAACTCCACTGCTCTCGCCTTCTTTAAGAACTCCTGTTGTAGCTCCTTCATCGAGTTTATCATCTAGTTCTCCTAACCATCTATTGATATGTAATAGTATCTCATTGACGACTCTACCTACTTGTCCGTCTATATTTTCAACTACTGCATTAGGACAACTTAAGAATGTTCTACTATCTGTAAAGTAGGTGCCTTCCCTATATATATGTAAGACTTTCACTCTATCACCATAAGCCTCTCTTAGTACACGAAGTTCAGGCTCGACGCCAGCATCTACAAAGTGAATGTTCACTTGATCCCTAAATTCAAAAGGGCGAGACTTACGATGATTATGTTGTAGCTCTTTCACTAACAAATTACCTAAGAAGTCCTCACCGAAGAGAGAACGTGCCCAATGCTTATCAAGATGGATGATTGCCTCTCTCGGTGTTACGTGATTAGGCAAGATAGGATCATCCTTCATCATCTCATATTGATAACCGCTCAAATTAAACAATCCACACACCATATCTTTAAGTGGCATCACCATCTTCTCGTGCCAGCCCATTATGTGTCTATGATTAAGTATCATATAGGGCGTTGTAGCCTGCATTAGTCTACCGATTATTGTATCCTTTCCACAATTAGGTGGACCATTGAGCACTACTATTAAGAACTTATGATCCATTATATATCCTCCTCTTCATCATCATCCTCTGTCCAACATGCCTCACAATAGTGCAACCAATCATTTCCGTCCTTCTGCATTCCCCATTTCTCCGCCTTCAACTTATCCAATGCCTTCGGGAAGTCATCGGTCTCTGCCTCAAACACCTCACTGCACGCATCGCAGTTGAACACTATATATTGGCTACCCTTCTCTCTCGTAATCATGTCTGTTTCCACATTGAGTAACTGATACTCGAGCTATCAGTCACTATGGTTACGTGTTTACGTGCTCTAGTTACCGCGGTGTAGAGGTTTTTACGTCCCTGTGACCACTTACTACTCTTATTTAGCACATAGATGATCTCATTGAACTCACTACCTTGACACTTATGTGTAGTGAGCACGTAGCCTAGATCGATTTGCTTAAGATGAGAAGTCTGATAGATGCCACTATTATGGATACTCTTCTCGTGTATTGAATACGGTAATTGTACCTCTCTATCACCGAAATCAATACGTACCGCCACAACTTCATTACCTAGCATCTCGACATCTGTAATAATACCAATCTCACCATTAAGCATCATACACGTATCAGGAGGATCTATATAACTATGTTCTAGAGGATGTCCCGTCTCATCGAACTCACTAAAGCGTTCGAAGTAGTCTCTCGTATCATACGTATTCTCAGTACAGACTACCTTATCACCAATACCTAGTGTTATCTGTTTATCTTGGTGCCATTTATGCCTAGGAGGATCGAAAGACTTAGGCGGGTCGGGATTGACGACACACTGTACACGCACATTCAACTCATAAGTACCGATCCAACCCTTATTGCCAGTTACGATTACCTGATTTTCAATTGTCTTATACTTATAGGCATACTGATGAATGAACTCTTCAATTTTAAGTGTAGGTGCGCCAGTATAGACTATCTTGAAGTCTTCTTTAGGTGTAGGATGTCTACCTTTAACAATGCCATTAGCATTGAGGAAGATACCGCTACCTTCACCTTGCCTATATATCCTGTCAAGCGTTACTGAGGGGAATATCTTCAAATGTGACTGAAACGGTGTCAAGTCGTAGCCTTCAGCCTTTATCTTATACTCTTCGATAGGAGGGAGTTGGTTGATATCGCCAAAACAGCGTAACAAACCACCGGGGGGTAAAGCATCAATTAGTTGACGATTAAGTTCGTGATTAACCATCGCATATTCATCACACAAAACTACAAATTGAGATATCGGGAACTCTTTACATCTCTTAGGGAAGCCTTGCTTTAGTGGTTTTCCGGTCTTTTCGTCTCGTTCATGGGGCTTGGGGAATTCCAGTAGTTTATGAATGGTAATGGCATTAAGCCCTGTAGCTTCTCTAATTCTCCTTGCAGCTTTTCCAGTTGGCGCACAGCAAATAACGCTTTTACCTTCATCCTGAAAGATTTCCGAAACACGTTGAATGATCGTCGTCTTACCAGTACCCGCAGAACCCGTAACAGATGCGATACGGTTGATGGGGTTAATACAAATTTCAATTGCTTCTTGCTGTTTTGCATCAAACACAACTCCATTTACATCCCGCCCTACAGCGAGATTATCTGTCATCGTGACACCTATTTGTTTGAGGAGAGCGGCTGACTAACCACGTACTGCCGTACTGGGGGATAAGGTTAGTCAGCCTAGATGCGGTAGTCCCTAGCTACCGAGGCAGTGATTAAGCAGCAACACTCAGCTTAGGTTTGCGCTTGATGAAAGGAGATACGTCAACATACTTAACTTGATCATCTCCTTGCGCCAATTTCAAAATCTCAAATGCATCTTTCGACACTGCGAGGATATCGATATTATCGCCCTTATACACGAGGTATGTAGGCTTCATATTTCTCGGTCCACTAGACCGGCGCTTGCGTTTCTCTTTCTCTTCAGCCACTTTACCGCTCCTTGATGGTTGTTTCATGTTAGCCTCTGTAATTAGAGGTGATATAACTTACGATGCGGCCACAACCTTGTCAATAGTCGGTCGCGTCGTTCCTTCCCACACATCATGTTTGACGACGATCTTAGCCTTCAGACCGATCCACTGAGTAAGGTCTAAAGAGCGGCCCACGGGGGGAGCACCAATATTCTGAATAAAGCGTTTCAAATTGAACCTCGACATCTTATTATTCTCAAGTGATAAGCGACGATAAATAAGAACAAGCCCATCAGGAGCCTCTTCAAGTGGATAGTCAGCAGGATAAGCCTCAATAGGAACATAGAAACTAACAGCAGCATACTTCTTATTATTTCCACTCCACTTCGCCTCTACAGCCTTAATTTCAGCTTCATATTGCCCCTCTGGAAGTGGAAGCGGTGCTTCTGCATCATCGATATCGTCCGTATACTCAATAATTGAACCGATATCGTCTTCATGCATATTAGTGTGTTCTTTATTCATGGCTACATTTCCCGTGTTGGTTGGCCTGTTTATTGTGTCTTCAGGTTGTGGGGCTGTCAAGCCGCTATCTATAGTATTAGGTGCAAATTCAGGCTCTATAGGTTGTATAGGTAATTCCGAGTTCCTTGCACTTCTTTTCGACTGTTTTGATGGCATCTTCTATCTCCCAGTACGTTCCTAAATCATATTTCGCTCCCTCGTAATATACTTGAGCACGGTATGCCCCATTATCTCTTCTATACACATACTTCGCTCCTGTTGCACTACGAGAGAGAGTATTACGTAGATTTTCTGCACGAGTAGCGTCGCGTAGATTATTTATATCATTGTTAGCTTTATCTCTATCAATGTGATCTATCTCGTTGGGCAGATAGCCGTGTTCCATAAGGAAGACAAGACGATGTTCATACATCTTTGTTCCAAACAGCATACCACATCTATACCCATTTCCATGATCACAGCTAAATATTCTTCCATCATTTATCCATCTTAGTCCTTTAGTCTCTTTATCATATCTAAGTACTCCTTTGATCCGGGTAACGGTATTTTCGCTTTCCCATTCGATGTCCATAACGACCACCACCTTTCTATTGTGTCCTCCTCATAATTCCACGGAAACTCAGACTCCTTGTTAGTTACAAACATACGAGTCTTCATCGGCTTTCGACTTCTACAAGGTCGAATACCAATGTGTTTTCCCTTTCCAGAGACTTCGTAAACACCCCAGACTTCAGAGAAATCAATAGGTACGCTGTCTGGGAGTGATCCACCGAGCGCAATACTGACGAAAAGAACTGTTCCTTCGTCAGTCTTAGTTGGACTATCTTCGTGGGCGATGAAGATACAATGTTTAACAAGTTGTCCAGTGATTCTGAGGACATTTTTGATCAACTTCAAAGTTAGCCTATTCCGGAATTGATAACTACCCGGAGCAGGACGTTCAACTTGCGACCCTTTCACCAGACTTGAAGCCACACCGGCATCCAAGGCTTTATCACTAGCATTAGTAATGCTATCAACAATAACAGTGTCGTAGTGTTCCAGAACATTCTTTGTAAGTCCGAGTGGTTCATTTTCAGACTTGAATGTTTCTGTAATGCCATATGTACTCTTCGAATAATCGAGCACATCTACATCGTTCCTATATGCGACACTATCAGGTCCGTCAGGATCAAAGTTAACTATCAACTTCCGTCCGGGGGCAGTACACGCGAGTGTAGTCTTACCACCTCCGGACGGTCCCCATATTAAAGCAGTAAAGCGTCCACTTGAATTAGACGCTCTACTAATTGGCACTCCCTTTACACTTATAACACTTTCATTCGTCTTCTCTTGGCTCATCATTGTTATCTACCCTTGGTAAACAAAGTGCATCATTCTTACTATTCCAACCGTATCTTCGTAGATATTCATCAACAACATTAGCTAAGTTGCCTCCTCTAGTAACTGACTTATAGCTACCACCATCAAAGCTAAACTTGATCTCTAGATCACCATCTAATACGCGACCGTCTACTTCAATATTGAAGTTTAGATACGAAGGCGGATCTTCAAGATTAGCAATGTCCTCTCTCATTTGCTTAACTGCATAAATGAGAGCATTCTCGAGGTTCTTATATACGCCAGCCATTTTATCCTCCTACTGTATTGTCTCTGTGGGTTCAAGTTCAGCATTAAGTTCATCAATCTCAGCTATAAATCGAAATAATTGCATCACTACTACCTTCGCCTCCGCACTCGTGAAGACATTTTTATCTGTATTTGGCATCTTTATATATATAGAATTCACTCCTGTCTTTTGCTCTTTTACTATTCCCATTTCCAAGTAAGCTTCCATTACTCAGTCTCCTTCGCTAATGGGTCCCAGAGGTCATCTCTAAACTCATCATATAACATTATCTCTTGATCTTCTCTATCACTCACACAGAACGGTATCAACATACACGGCCTAAAGTATCTATTACAGCTATGTGTGTACATAGGTGCGCTTAATATATCTTCTTTATACTTTAAGATCTGCGTATGTACATCTATTATCCAATTAAGCCACCGTTCGTAGTTTTCAGGGGTTCTAGTAACTCGCTCCGCAACAATTCCCCCAATCTCCACGTCACGAGGTAGTGGGATTTGCAGTCCATGCACGATGCTGCTATTGATATCTCGTCCATATTCTCGTGGAAGGATAAGTTTGCTTGCTTGGATGTAACCCGTAACTTGGTGAGACATGTGAAAGGACATGGCCCATGCGTCGTTGATCCGTGCGCCAGTCTTATTCTCGTGGACTTCGATTTCTCCGTTGACTGTATTATCAACGATTGCATCGATTTTTCCCACGAATCTAAAACTTCCTCTATCATATTCAATAACGACATCGAACGGTACTTCGATCCCGATAAATCCACTGTCTCTATCCACGACAGGGGTCCATGCTTCGAAGTTATAATACTGAATGTAAGCCCTACAAGCGTCCTCGATGTTTTGGATAGTTCGACGTTTATCTCGTGGATCATCGTAGTATCCCGAAGTGTGGAGAGCTTCAAGAGAGAAATTGGATAACCTTGTTTCAATTGTCTCACCGCTTCTATACACAGCGTACATCGAAGAAAATCTGTCTGTGCCGAAATGGCTTTCGCATTTTTGTTTTGCAAGATCTCCGTTATCCCCTTCAAATAAGGAAGCATATCTTGCGGCAGCAAATACTTCATGACTTACACTCCCAGTCTCAAGTGCTAAATTACGTGTCTCCGCTGTTGCAGTTTTACCCATTACGTATCTAACCATGCCCCACATAGGACAAGTATTTATTGCACTACCTTTAGTGTGATCTATCCACATTAAGTCTTTGTCGGCTTCTGTAGCTAGCCTGAGCGTTACTTCCATCTCTTGTCTCCTCTAATATATCAACAGCGAACTTCGACGCCTCGGGATGATCTTTGTACATACTATCATTTACAAGTCTCCCTAACGCTTCTCGTAATCTCTCTATATCGTGTTGCTGCTCTCTAGCTAATCTATTTAACGCAGCG